AAACAGTTACTATTCCGACTGCAACAGACACAGATATAGACGGCAGTGATATTCCAAAAGCCACATTTGGTAGTAATGGCGATTATGCCTTAGTACCATACGACGCGGCAGGAGTTCCTCTTGCAGCACCTTCATATTATAAAAAAGATAGTGGTGCATGGGCAACAGTAGAAAGTGGAAATCCAAGTATTACAGCAGTATGGACTAGACCACATTATGATCCTCCAGCCGCTCCAAACATCGGCGATGTATGGATTAAGTTAACTACTGTAAACAGTGGTTTAAATATTTCTTATAAAGAATACAGTACAACATCGACTGCATGGGTTGCAAGAACAGTGGGCGTATTTGCAAGTGATGCAATGGCATGTGTGCCTGGTAATATTACCTCTGGTACACAAGCAACGGCAACAGCGGTAGCTGGAACAGGTGCTAGTGATGCTTTGGCAACAGCAGATATCACTCTCGTTGATGGTGGTTCTGGTTATACCGAAGCTCCAACAGTAGTAATAACCGATCCAAATGGTTCTTCTGCTGTTGCAACTGCGGCAATAGGAACAAATGGTAAAGTAACCAGTTTTACAGTTACTACTCCTGGTTCAGGCTATACAACGGCCGCAACTATTACACTTATTGGTGGTACTCAACCTGCGGCAGATTCAGTTTACATTCAAAAAACTTCAGATGCCGCCGCAGGCGGTTCGGGTGAAATACAATGGAATGGCGGAACAGTCCATACATTAACAACAGAAGAACAAATAGCATTCTATGTATTTCCAGGATCTAGTGCAACATCAGCGGCGGTGGGTAACGCACCAATAACATTAAATGTTGACGGAACAACGCCAACTGCTGACAAGGTAATTCATGCATCAAGTGCTCCAACCGCAGTAGCCTCCGATGGTACGTATTGGTATGATACTACTCTTGCATTAGACATATACAAAAAAGCATCTGGTGCATGGCAAAAACAAGCAGTTTCTAAATACGGAACAACTGCTCCAGCTGGTCCTAGTAATGGGGATGTATGGGTAGATACTAACGATTTAGATAATTATCCTGTTATAAAAGTTTATAATGGTACAAATGCGGCATGGGATACAAAAGATAATACAGATCAATCCACTGCCGATGGAGTAGTGTTTGCAGATTTGACACCAGATACAGGTGTTACAGCAGGACAAAGTCCTACTAATTTTTATAGTGGATATCCAAATCCTGCAATTTATCCAGATGATATTTTTGCTGTCAATGGAGCAAGAAGTTCTTATCATATACGAAAATATGATGAAAATGCAACATTATCAACAAGTGTCGCGGCGGCATGGAAATGGGTAACAGCCGCAGGTAATAAAGCAAATGGTGCTGGATTATATGGCAGAAAAAGTCAAAGAAAAATTGTTACCACAGCAATGCAGGCCGCAATAACAGCGAGCACAACACTAAGAGAAGAGTCATTTACATTTTCAATTATTGCATCTCCGGGTTATCCTGAGTTAGCAGACGAAATGAATACATTAGCAACAGATAGAAAAAATACAGCATTTGTTATTATTGATCCTCCTTTTAGACTTGCAACATCAGGTGTAGCAAGTTGGATGTTAGGCTTGGACACTACAGAAAACGGCGAAGACGGATTAGTAAGTAAGACAGCATATTCTGCTGTATATTATCCTAGTGCATATACTACCGACTTAGATGGTAATACTGTAACATGTCCGGCATCACATATTGCATTAAGAACATTTGCATATAATGATGATATTGCATATCCGTGGTTTGCTCCGGCAGGCTTAACACGTGGTGTCATTGCTAATGCTACCAATATTGGATACTTGGATTCAGAAGATGAATTTGTTGCAATAGCATTAAGTGGTGGCGACCGAGATACATTGTATCAAAATAAAGTAAACCCATTAGCAAACTTTCCGGGACAAGGAATATTTGTTTATGGACAAAAAACATTAAACCCGACAACATCGGCATTAGACAGAGTAAACGTAGCAAGATTAATTATTTACTTGAGAGAAAGACTAGATGTATTGGCAAGACCGTTTGTGTTCGAACCAAACGACGAACTTACAAGAGCTAATGCAAAAGATGCTGTTGAAAGATTCTTAGCAGACATTTTAGCAAAGCGAGGTCTGTACGACTTTGCAGTTGTTTGTGATGGCTCAAACAATACTCCTGCAAGAATTGATAAAAATGAAATGTGGATAGATGTTGCAATTGAACCAACAAAAGCCGCAGAATTTATATACATTCCAATTCGGGTTGTTAATACAGGTGACGTTTCAGCAACAAGCTAATTTCTACCTCCTTACTAAAGGGCCATTAACTTTGTTTGATGGCCCTTTTTTCCTTGGTTAAAAAATCTAGACAATATGATAAATAATGTTAAGCTCAAATACATTTTAGGAGTAGTCGATGGCTAATTTAAGTAAGTTTGGTGTGCCAATTTCTGGTAACACAAGTGCAGTTTTAATGCCAAAACTCGCGTATAGGTTTAGGGTAACTTTTACAGGATTAGGCGGAACTGGTACGGATACAAAAGCATTGACACGTGAAATTATAAGTGTAGGGCGACCAAACTTAACGCATGATGAAGTAACTATCGACGTTTATAACTCGAGAATATTTTTAGCAGGCAAACATACTTGGGAGCCACTTGCTATAGTAATGAGAGACGATATTAATTCAGATGTTATTACTTTGTTGAATTCTCAAGTAACAAACCAGGTTGATCATTTTGAACAATCAGCGAGACTAGCAGGTGCTCAATATAAATTTTCGACAATTATTGAAACATTAGATGGAACAAGTAGCGCAGATAGTGCTACAACCGTACTTGATACTTGGTCTTTGTCGGGTTGCTATGTTCAAAATATGACTTGGGGTGAATCAAATTATGCAACTAGCGAGCCAGTTCAAATTACAATGACTGTAAGATATGATAATGCAGAACATTTTGTAGGTACAGAAAGTACATTGAAAGGGCAGAATATTACTTCAACAACGTTAGATCAAACTACTGCTACAGCATAATAGTTGAGGTCGTCATATGCCAGTTAGTTCATTTTTGCGTAATTATGCAGATATTGCTTATCCTACATATAATGATGGCGGCCCTCTTACAGCGGTCCCCCGGCAAAAATTTCAATTTGTAATTGAATTTAAATCAACAGTAACAACCCTTCAAGATCAATTAGACAAATTAAAATTGATAATACGGTCTGCTGAACTACCAAGTTTTCAATTTGATACTCAAACATTAAATCAATATAATAGAAAACGAGTTATTCAAACTAGGGCTAATTTTCAACCAGTAACAATTTCATTCAATGATACGAGAGATAATAAATGGCAAAATGTTTTTAAAGAATATCTTAATTATTATTATAAAGATGGTCGGACGTTTGGGCATAATTTTGAAACATCTGATACAGTACAAGAATATGCAACAACAGATAACTTCGGTTTACATTCTCCAAAAGAAACCACTTCGGGTTCATTTGAACGATATTTTTTTAGTCAAATTAGAATGCATAGAGAATATGGTGGAGTTGGTGCACCGACACAGGAATCTGTTACACTTTTTAATCCAGTAATAATGACATGCAGTCATGATACTCTTGATTATTCAGATTCGGGCCCAGTTACCTGGAATGTTCAATTTGCATATGAAGGTATTACATATGATGATAGTTGGGGCGAACGTAATATGTCAAATTTAGGTAGTGATATTTCTGCATTCGTAAAAAATGCAGGATCTGCATTAAGTGCTTTGGGTGGTAGATTAGGATTCTAATATGGCATATAAATCTGAAACAGCATCAACTACATCAGCAAATACCGGATTAAATAGGGCCCAAGAGATTAGAGCAACTCTAGGGGAAGATTCGACAAAGTTTGATAGTAGACTAATTGGTGATTTAGCATCAGCAACATTTGATTTTTTACCAACAGAACACGATATTGTAGTTGGAGAATTGCAAGGTGCAGGCATTTCTAAATTAGCAAGTAAAACATTGGCCTTTGAAATATTAGCATTAGCAAAATATTATAATAAAAAATACGACGAGTTTTTACCACTCATTGACGTAAACGGTCTTGATCTTACAGACGAGATCATCTCAACATTAAATACTACTAGAGCTTCTAATAACCAATTAGGAAGGCAAAACGTATCAATAAATGAATATGTTTCTAGACAAGTAGTGGATTAATGGCGACAAAATATCAACAAGGACATTTTAACCCACAAAACCCAGATAAGTATATAGGAAAACATGACCCTATATATAGATCAGGATGGGAATTAGCATTTATGCGAATGTGTGACAACCATCCAAATATATCTAAATGGGCATCCGAAGCACAGCAAATAGAATATAAGAATCCATTTACTGGTAAACGATCTAGATATATACCTGATTTTTTTATTGTCTATACAGACAAAGAAGGAAAAAATCATGCAGAAATTGTTGAAATCAAACCTTATAAGCAAGCAGAAATAAAAGAAGCAAGATCAAGATCAGATAAAGCAAAAGTAGTATTAAATATGGCTAAGTGGGAAGCCGCTAAACAATGGGCAAATAAAGCAGGTATACGATTTAGAGTTGTTACTGAACATGAAATATTTCATAAAATGAAAAAGAAAAAACAAAAATGACTAAAAAACTCGAAGAAACATTTAATCTTCCTAACATTTCTGAAATAAGTCAAAATGATATTAAAGATATGCAAAATAATAATTTTGCAGATGGTTCATTACCATACCCTGTTTTTGATAAAGAAAAGGAAGCGTTATCACTTGCAGATAAGATAGACAAAGCATTACCTGCCGTTAAAGATATAAACACAAGCGACGAAGATATGGATAGGTACGCTGATAAAGCAGAAAAAGCATTTGAAGACTTAATGGATTTGGGATTTAATGTAGAAGATAGAAATGCAGGACACATATTTGCATCAGCCCAAACTATGCTAAAAAATGCTATAGAAGCAAAAAATTCAAAATCAGATAGAAAATTAAGAGCAATAGAACTACAACTTAAAAAACTTAGATTAGACCAAAATGAATCTAAAAATACAAGTTATGAACACGTAGTGGATGCGGATTATGTTGTAAGCGACCGTAATTCCCTCATTAATGAGCTTACAAAAAAGTTAATAGATGATAAATAATTAAAATACATTTTAAGGATTTAGGTTATGACATATCAAAACTCAGCTCAATTACTTCGTAAGTATTCGGATATGATTAAAGAAATGCAACAAGGACAGCCCGTTGTAGAATCAGATGAAGACGACGAATCAAAAGAAGAAGTAGAAGAAGCAAAAGAAGATAAAAAAGAAGAAGTCGACGAAGCAAAAGAAGATAAAAAAGAAGATACTGAAGACGACGACAAGGAATAGTACATGAAATCTTTTAACCAGTACTTAGCCGAAGCAGAAAAAGAACATGCTTTTAGGGTTAAAGTTGCCGGAGATCTGAAAGACGAGCAATTAGATAGAATGGAAGAAGCCTTAAAGAAATATGAGGCATTTTCAATATCTAAACCCAAGAAAACAATAATGCAGTCTAATGCCCCAGATTTTGACGGTTTAGGTCCTGCAGAAATAAACATTATTGATATAAAAACTCGCCAACCAGTTGCTCCACATATTTTATTAAACGATATTGTTGAAGCATTGGGTGTGCCTGAGTCCATTGTTAGAGTTAAAAATCCAGCAATGGAAGAAGAAGAAGGTTCTGCAGAAGAGAAAAAAGATCTACTTTCTACCGACTCAGAATATCCTAAAGATGAACACGGCGAACCTGGTTCTAAATTTTATGGTGATGAATATAATTCAACGTTTCTTAAAGAGCTTGCAAAAAATAGAGCAACCCCAAAAACTGAGTTTGCTAAAACGCCTGAAAAAGTTGAAGTAATGAAAAATGAATCGCCAGGTAAAGATAGTCCACTATCTAAAGCTCATAATCCAGATCCTAGGGAGAAAAAGTAATGAATTTAGCTGATATTTTAAAGCTAGCCGGATTAACACAACAAGAACCAATGAATTCATTGAGTACACCTGGGTCCAGTTGTAACCAACATATGAATCCGGATGATATGCGTACATTAGTTATTAAATTGGAACGACCTCAACCAGAACAAGAACAAGAAATAGTTGCTACAGAAGAAGTCGAAGATAGTTATGCAAATGTTCCTGACGAACGAGAAGTAGGCAATACACACGACGACTTTTCATTTAAAGGTTTTGGAAAACGTAAAAGACATACACATGATGCTCTAGGTAACTATGGTGATAATCCACTTGAAGAATCTAAAATGTTCATTGAATATTCAAATTATAAAAAAACAAGTAAAGATTTTAAATTATTAGAATATTCCAATAAAGTAGCAGATAAGATAGCCAATACAGATTTTCGTAAATGGTTAACTCAATGGCAAAATGCAAGTCGTTTAGGCGACCTTGCAGGTAAAAATCAAATAATGACCAATGCAAAAAGGGCAGGAATAGATTTATCACCTGCGTTAGTTCAAAAATCTGGGTTATTTGGGGGCACTCAGTCGACAGGTGTCAAGCCTATGTTTCTTAATGCTATGAGAGATGCAAACAAATCTGGTAAAACAAAAGAAACTGTAGGTAAATTTAATACTGATTCTTCCGGCAATGTAGCATCCAAGAGTATGCCAACATCTACTTCGTTTACTGCTATGGGTGATCCCGGAACTGAGCGTCCAGATGACATAGAACATCAAGCTAATGTTGCGGCCGCAAAAGACTCCGGAATGGCAACTGATGATTTGAGTCAAATTTCTACACTAGCATCAGCACCAGAACAAGTCGCAAGAGCAAAACCACAAATAAAACATGCCTCTGAATTTGTAGGAAGTATGCCTAAAGCAACACAAGTCGCAAGAGCAAAACCACAAATAAAACATGCCTCTGAATTTGTAGGAAGTATGCCTAAAGCAACACAAGTCGCAAGAGCAAAACCACAAATAAAACATGCCTCTGAATTTGTAGGAAGTATGCCTAAAGCAACTAAAAAATCTGCGGTAGATCCTAATTATACGTATGGTAAAACATTTGATATGACTAAACATGATGATGATTTAGGAGCAACACAAATCAGTAAAGCAGATGCACACAATAGACTATACAAAAAGCATGGACCTAACATAGCAAAACGGTTAGCTGGCGTAAGTACAGGCTTCTGACGCT